AATAGTTCGGATATATTAAATGAAGGAAGGAAATATGAAAAAGAAGAAAGAAACAATCAAATCTCAGACAAAGAAATCTGGGAACTCTACTATAAAATCAAAGAAACCAGGTCTAACACAACAGGAAAAAGCAAAATTCAGAGCAACGAAGACATGGACCAACTTTAGACAACAAATATTAGCTGAAAAAGACTGTATTTGTGATTGTTGTTTGAGAAAGTTACCATCATCTAAGCTAAACCTACATCATAAAGACTTGAACTCTGAAAATTATACAAACATATCAGATAAAACACACTTCTCTTTACTATGCTCCAATTGTCACGATACAGCACATTCCTTCTATAGTATTCTGATAAACAAGAAAAATAAGAATAAAAGTGTGAATATGTTTAATTTAGTCAGGACTTTTTTCCTATTTCCAGAAGAAGTTTTACAATATTTCAAGCTTTTAGAGAATAAGTAGGTCTAGTAAATAGTAATATAAACCATAAGGAATAACAATGAAGACAAAATCAGAAGTATTAAACACCATCTACACCCTTTCACAAATTGATATTAAAATCACTAATCCTAAAACTGCTTATTGGATTGGTCGTAATATTCGTAAGTTTGAAGATGTAAGTAAAGCATTCGAGTCATTAAAAGAAAAGATTCAAAAAGATACATGGTTTGGTGAATATAAGTCTAAGGTTGAAAGTGATGGAGAGGAAAAGGCTAAGGAAGAATATAAAGACCTATTAGCCGCAGCAGATGAAGAAATTAACGAGTACCTAAAAGAAGAGAATACTATCAAACCATACACTATTAAAATTGATGACCTTGATATTAAACCAGAACTTATACCTTATCTTGTGGATCTAATTTCAGAATAATGTCAAGACCAAGGAAATACGCTCTTTATTGTGACCCATTAGAATTACATAAAGAGCTAATAATAAGAAAAAATACTGGAGTGACAAATGATAAGCTAGGAAAAATGTACCAAGATATAATAAAAGGAATCATGTCTCGTCCTAATTTTTCTGGTTATTTTGGTGATTTAAGGGAAGAGATGGAGTTTTGTGCTATTCATAATCTAATTAAATACACACATAACTATAACGAAACCTACTATAATACGAATCCAAATGCTGCTTTCACGTATTGTAGTAGAATCGTTTTCCAATGTTTTACTATGACTATCACAAATATGAAGAAAAAGAAAGAACAAGAAGACGAGATAATGGAAATATTAAGCTCAGAATCATTTCAAGCCCTACTAAGAAATGTGGTTGATTTTGATTTTGATTTTGAAGGAGAGAATAATGGCAAATGAACAAAATCTTAGACCTATTAAACCTGGAGAAGTGCGTAATCCTTTTGGTAGGGCGGGAAGAAGTGGAATGGGTGGAAAGACTGCTAAAACATTAAAAGAACTACTAGAATCAAAACTAGAAGAAATAGATGAAGAAACAGGAAAATCAGCAGCAGAAATAATCATTGAACAACTAGTAAGACAAGCAAAGAGAGGGGATGGGAAATTTATAGAACTCGCATTTGATAGAACATTAGGAAAAGCACCACAATATATAGAAAATAATGTTACTGGATGTGGATTAGGTGTGGTTATCCTCCCAAATAAAGAAGAAATAGTAGAAGAAAATGAGAATGAAATAGAGAATAATGAGAATAATTAATGTCTAATATTATATACGATCCTACTCATAAACAAATAGAATTTCACAAGGATAGTTCTGATTGGATTGTTCTTGGTGGAAATCGAGGTGGAGGAAAGAGCATGGCGTGTTTAATTGAATGTTTAGGATTACAATATAACAGTCATATAAAGGGTGGTTGGCAATGTGTAATTATCCGAAGAACATACAAACAATTAGTAGAGCTTATAACACGCGCAAAAAGACTATATCCACAAATAATAAAAGGTATAAAATGGAATGGATCTGATAATAGGTTTACATTTCCAAATGGTTCTTTTATTCAGTTTATGAGTATAGAACAAGATCAAGATGTAGAAAAATTACGTGGTCTTGAAGCATCTTTATTCTTCATAGACGAATTAAGCCATTTTAGTTCAGATTATGTTTGGCAATTCTTAAAAGGTTCAAATAGAAATTCAGTAGGTTATCCAAATAGAATGATCGGCACTTCTAATCCTTCTCTATGGGTTAAAAAGATGTGTCAAATAAATGATAATGGTGATGATAATATAATTGTAAAGAAATATAAAGATGAAGAAGGAAATATAGTAACTAAGAAACTACGATTTATGAAGATGAGTATGGATGATAACAAATATCTACCAAAGGATTACAAATTAGCAATGCAAGATTTACCAAAGAACTTATATGATGAATGGGTTTTAGGATTATGGCACACTCCTAAAGTTCCTGGACAAGTATTAGAAGTAGAATTAGAAAGATTGGATGTCGAAAATAGAGCAAAATCAAAACTATCATTGGAATTAGGTTTACCAGTCCATGTATTTTGTGATCTTGGTTATTCTGATTATACTGTATTGCTTTTTGTACAATTTGTGGGTAAAGAAGTTCATATTTTAGACTTCTATGCTAATAATCGTTGTCCAGTAGATCATTATATATCAGAAATTACAAAAAGATATTCAAATGTTTTAGTTCACCTACCACATGACGGAGCAAAACATGAATCTGGTGGTAAAACTGTTAGAGAATATTGGGCAGAACGTATTAAATTGTCTGATGATTCTGAAAATGGAAACTTGCCGCGCTTGTCTGATGTTGAGTCTTTTGATAGATTGCGTAATAATTTTCCTAATATTTGGTTTGATTCTGAAAAATGTAAAGAATTAGTAGACAATCTCAGACAATATAGAAGAAAATGGAACGAAAATCTACAAGTATACGGAGAACCGATCCACGATCAATTCAGTCACTTTTACGATGCATTGAAATATATCTTCTATGTTGAGACTGAATTGAAACCAAAATTCGTAATACCTCAAATGCTACCTTTCACTGGGCTTGGATTTTAGTAGATTAAATATAAGAGAACACACAAGGAAATATATGGAAACCTCAGAAAACTTATTTGGTGATTTTGATTTTGGTGGTAATGATGAGACTGAAGCAAAAGGTCTAACACATCAGGATATTTTAGACACATACAATAACGCTAAAAAAGTATGGGAAGAAATTAGAGAAGATTATGAGGCAGGTATTAGATTTGGACTCTTAGGTGAACAATGGACTGAGGACGAGAAATCTAAACGTGCAGCAACTGGTAGATCTGTAATAACTAATAATAAATTGGCTGCTAATATTCGATATGTTGTTAATAATTTCAAATCTAATCCACCATCTATTAAAATTCATCCACAAGGCAGTAACGCAAATAAGAATACAGCTGAGGTTCTAGACGGTATAATCAAATATATTCAATACACATCTGATGCTACTGAGGCTTATTCTCACGCACTTCAATCTGTTTGTGCTGGTGGTATGGGTGCTTGGCGTGTTATTCCTAGACATTGTGAGTTTGATGATAAGAGAATTGACCTATATATTGAAAGAATCCGTGATGTTCTAAGTGTTGTCATAGATCCAAATGCTAAGACTGCTAACTTTTCTGACGCTGAGTATTGTTTCATCACTAATAGAATAAGCCGTGACCAATTTGATAGAGAGTTTCCAGAATATAAAGAACACGCTGAAGATTCTATTACTGGTGAGGCTGAGTGGGGGGATAAAGATTTCGTACAAGTTGGTGAGTTCTGGAGAAAGATTGATGGTAAAGTAGAACAATATCTTTTCAATGGTACTAAGATTATATACGAAAATACAGAATATCCAGGTAAACTAATTCCTATTGTGTTTGTTACTGGTGAGGATATTTCAATTGGTAACGAGAGAAAGTTTAAGAGTCTAATTTCTGATGTGATTGACCAACAAAAGATTCTAAACTATACTAAGGCTGAAATTGTAGACAGTATTCAAAAGACAAATAAGACGAAATACCTTGTTGATTATAATACACTATCTACACCTGAATTACAAAGGATGTGGAATGGTGCTAATCTTAATGCCTATCCTTATCTACCTTATGATGGAAAGTATGGGGTCGCTCCTAAAGAAATAGATCCAGGTTCAATTCCATCAGCATATATAGAAGGAAGTAATGAAGCGAGTGAGGATATTCAATTTGGTATGGGTATTCCTAATCCTTTAACAAATATTCCAGCAACTCAAAGTGGAAAGGCTATATCATTACAATTATCACAACAAAACCTACAAACATATAACTTTATCAACAATATCAACCTTGGAATTAGATATACTGGTGAAATTCTACTTGATCTAATCCGTTACTATTATGATGAAGGTGATATAATGCAAATCTTAGGTATTGATGGTCAAGTGAATCAAATACCAGTAAATGAAGAATATGAAGAAAATGGTAAAATGGTATATCACGATCTAACCAAGTCAGCAGAATATAAATGTATGGTTTCAATTGGTCCTTCTTATTCCGATAAACGTGCTGAGATGGTTGAAATGTTATCTGCTCTAAGTCAACAAATGCCAATCATAGGACAAACAGCTGCTGACTTAATTATTGGTAACATGGATATTGATAATGCTGATGCTATAGCGAGACGTATTAGAGCTGGAATGAACCCTGCTATTATTGCTGCTACTAATGCTACAAATGAAGATGATGAAAACCCACAAATGAAAGCAGCTCAAGCACAAATGGAACAAATGCAGCAAGTAATTCAACAACTTCAAGCAGAATTACAAAAGGCAAATGAAGCAAATAATCTAAAACTCCAACTCGACCAAATGAAATACCAACATGAAGCTGAGATGGAACTAATGAGAACTAAGCTAAAACGTGAAGAAAATGTACAACAACTTATGATAGACGAAAAGAAAGAAGCTGTTAAAACTCAGTTAGATATGGAGAAAGATAAAGCAAAGACAGCACATGAAATAGCTATTAAACAACATGATTTTACTTTAGATACACATAAACAAGAACAAAAACATGGACATAAAGTAGCTGAAACTATTATAAACAACAATACAAAGACCAAAAATTCACCACTATAAATATCTACATCAACACAAAGGAAATATATGAAAGCAAAGAAAAGTAAATTAAAGTCATCTAAAGACCTATCCAATATGACTGAAGAACAGAAGAGTGCATTTGTAGACCGATTGACTGAACAACTACTAAAGGCTGAAGAAAATAAGAATAAGAAGCCAGATGAAGTTATTAAGATCGACCTAAAGGATACCAGCAAATATAACACTCCATTTAATATCTATGACGAATCAGAATATACAGTGAGAGAGTATTTGGTCCATGAAGATATTAGTGCTCAATTCGGTGCTCAGTTAGATGGTCTTGTTCGTTTAGATGAGATTTATAAGCTGGACCTAATGATTGATAGTGGTGATATTCCTGCTTCTGATATGGGTAAGATTATTAAAGACGTTCTATACACTCCAGGTAATGTCCAAGGTAAAGTTACAACATATATGAAGAAGCGTGATTTAATGGATGTTGTAAGTGTAGATGCGGAGGTTGAATAATAATGGAAGGTAATATTTTTGAACAACTACAACAAGCAAATAATGAACCTGAAATCTCTTTGTCTGAATATAAGGAACAAAGAGTAAATGAAGTTCCAGAAGTACAAGAAACTACAAGAGTAAGAGAACCCCAAAAGAAAGAAGAGAAAGTTGAAGAAGATGTAGAAGTTGAAGAAAGTGAATATAAACCCTGGGAAGAAGAAAGTAAGGAAAAGGTAGAAGACGATGTAGAAGAAGATGATGATGTTATAGTTACTGATTCTGATAAAAAGGTTCCACTGGCTAAGATGTTAAAGATCAAAGCCGCCAAGAAGGAACAAGCACTCGAATTAGAACGATATAAAGCACAAGTAGCCGAATATGAAGCTAAGTTAAAATCTACACTACCCAAGGAAGAAGCTGAAGTATTAGTAGATCCAATTGAAAGAGCCATTAAAGAACTAAAAGAACCATTAGGAAGTGATTTTGACTCTTTCGATGCTTATAACGCCGCCAGAGAAGAATATAAGGAAAAGCTTGAACTATTAAAAGAAGAACGTATTGCTAAGAGAATTGAACAGAAATATATCGAACAAGCAGAACAATTAGAAAGAAAGACTAAATCAGAAGAAGCATCACGTAATTTTGTTAATAAGATCGAAGAAGCAGCAAAAGTAAATCCAGAAATTAAGAGTGCTGTAGGATGGTTCGAGAAGACTATGATTGCTAAGGGTGGTCGTGATTCTGTAGATCTAAGTATTCAAAAAGCTCTGGTTGAAGATGATAATGCTCCAGAACTAATCTATCGTGTTGTTAAGGATAAGGAATTGATTAAGGATATTTTCGAAAAGGGTAATACTGTTTCAATTCTAAAGAAGATCGGTAAGCTTTCTGGATATATTGATTTAGAAAAGGAAGATGTAGAAGAAGATAAACCAGTAAGAAAGAGTGTTCCTAAAGTTGTATCAGGCTCTTCGACAGGTAATATTAAACCATCTGATAAGGCTAATGATGTACTAGAATATAAGAGACTACGACAAAAGGAAATGGAGCAAGAACGAAAAAATAAAAGGAGATAAAAAATAAACCCACGGTCTTAATTGATTGTGGGTTTTTCGTTAAATAATAAGCACGACAGTATCATTCGGTAATTTGATATATTAGTTGACTACCTCATTTCATTACTTTAAGTTCTGAGAAGTTCGGAGATAGAAACAACACTAAAAAGACTGAACTTCTTGGAACTGAAAACTGATGAGAAAGCCACAATTTAACAAAAGGAAATATAATGGCAAAAGGCGACTTAATTAACTCAAACATCGTAACTAAAGAACTAATCTACCTTTACGATAACATGCCAGCAATTAGCAAACACGCTGACTGGTCCTACTCAAGCAAATTTGGAAAGACTGAACAGATTGGTACTTCTATCTCAGTTCGCCGTCCAGTCCAAATTCAAGCTGTAAATGATGGTACTTGGGCTTATAATGCTCAAACTGTTCAAGACACACAAGTAATTCTATCTCTTACCAGTCCAATCAAATATACTCCATTCTTCCAAGATGCTGATTGGGGATTCCGTGTAGAAGATTTCAAGAAGCGTTATGCCCGTGCTTGGATTCGTTCTATCGTAAACCAAGTTGATACTCTTATTGCTGATGCTATTTCAAACGCTGGCGCAAATATTCCAGTATCTTCAGTTCTTGGCGGTAACCCTGGTGTTGATGGCGTTCAAAGTGCTGTAACTACTGCTCTAACTGGTCCAAACTGGTGTATCTATGGTTCAGGTAACGGTGCTGTCGTAAATGGCCAAGCAGTTCCTAACTATGCTCTTCTTGCTTCTGATATTACTCTTGCTAACCAAATTCTAACTGATGCTGGTATTCCATTTGAAGATCGTATTGGTGTTCTAACTCCTAAAGCCGAAGCACAACTACTTTCACAGCAAGCTACCATTTATTCCAACTATGCCGCTTCCAGTGATTCTATGGGTGAAGGTAAGTATGTAGAAGCTTTTGGTATTAAGTTCTTTGCTTCACCTAACCTTGCTGACCACACTAACGGCACTGCTTGGACTTCTGCTACTTCACTATCTGTTGTAACTGGTCAAAAGAGTGCTGGTTGGGCTGAGACTGCTACTGTTACTCTCACAGGTTTAACATCCGGTCAAACTCTTAATATTGGTGACGTATTTACTGTCGGTACTGCGGTTCCAACTAATAAGATCCCAACATCTAATGCTTCTACTGTTACTCCTCAAACTGGTGACGTTGTAGCTCTTAACCCACTAAACCGTAAGCGTATGTCAAACCGTCAGCAATTCACTGTTGTAGGTCTCCCAGCTTATACTGTTACTGCTGGTTCTGCTACTCTTACTGCCACTACCGCACAAGTTGTAATCTCTCCTGCTCCAATTCATGCTGGTGATTTTGCTAACATTTCCCGTGCTCTAGTTGCTGGTGATAAGGCTACTGTATTCGATGCTACTTCAAATAGCGTTGGTGGGGATACTTTCAAAGAATCAGTAATCATGTATCCTAAGTCTATTGCTGTTGCTTCCCCAGAGCTTCCAGATTATCGTGAAATGGGTGGAAATACTCGCTATGAACGTGACCCTGATACTGGTTTTGGTATTCGTACTTCTATGCAATTCGATGGTCTTGGTGTTGCTCCTGGTGCTACTAACTCTGTTGGTGTAGCTATCCGTCTTGACCTTCTAATCGGTGTGAAAATTCTACGACCCGAGGGCATAGTTCGCGTAAGAAGCTAATAATTCAAAAGGTAGAGAAATATTAAGCACTGGGATTTATTTCCTGGTGCTTTTTTGTTTCTAAATTAAATATAGAATAAACGAGGTAAGAATGAACGGTCCATATTTTAGTGTATTTGAAATTATCCAGCAATCTCTACAACTAATAGGGGCTGTTTCTTTTGGTGAGAGTATTGAAGCTGCTGTATCTCAAAGCTCACTACTACAATTAAATTCGTTGTTAAGAAAGTGGTCAAACAGTTATATGAACTACACCACTTATGACCAAATATATGTAACATCAGCTAACAAACCTTTTATATCTATGGGCTCTGCTATTAATGGTGAATTTGCTACATCATCTTTAGGAGATATATCAGCAAGACCAGCAACAATAGACCAAGTAGATATTATAATGGGAACTTTGACCTTTCCAGTAGATATTAAGACTTATTCAGAATATACAAGAATAGCATTAAAGAATATAGTTTCAATTCCTAAGTTTTGCTATTATAAAGAAGGAATGCCGTTTAATGAATTATGGTTCTTTCCTATTATTCCATCTTCTTATTCTGTTCGTGTAGTTGGAAAATCATATCTACCACAATACACTAATATTTCTGAATCTGTTATAATGCCACCAGAATATGTAGAAGCTTTGATATATAATTTGGCTCTTCATCTGGCTCCTATGTTCGGTCAAAATCCATCAGAAGGTTTAATAATGATGGCTAACTCTGGAATGAAACATATTAAACATAAAAACGTAATAACTAATATCCCAAGAATGATGAATGATTTTAGTGGTTCTGGTTCTCGTAATTTCTGGGCGGGTTCATAATGGCTCAACAAATAATTCCAATTGGTGCTGAGAAACCATATACATCTCCTTATAATTCAGTCGGTGTAGAAATCTGTCAAAATCTATACACTGAAATATCTCCTTCTATAACAACTAAACAACCATATTACTTCATTAAAATTCCAGGACTTAAACTATTATCTCCAAAAACAAATGGATTAGCTGTTGGTGGATGTAGAGGGATTATTACAACATCTGACTATTCTACCTATGTGTGTAATGCTAATGTTATTTCAAGATTGTTAGAGAATGGTGATAGAGAGTTTATAGGAAATATTAATAGTTATACAGGGAATATTGCTTTTGCTGAGAATGGTAGACAATTGATGATAGTTGATGGTATGAATGGATGGATATATGATTACACTTTAGCAACATTCACACAAATAACAGATCAATATTTTCCTGGTAATGATGGACAAAACGCTCCTACCTCAGTTTGTTGTATTGATACTTATTTTATTGTAAACGCTCCTAAAACTAATTCATACTATTGGTCAAACCCTTCCTACGAGTATATCAATAGTTCTGAAATATATAATAGTTACGATCCAAATGTAAGTGATGGATATTGGACTCCTCTACAATCGGGACAAAAGATAGCAAGACCAGGAAATATCTTAAAAATCCTTGACACTAATAATATGATATGGCTGTTCGGTAATAATAGTATAGAAGTACATTATGATTCTGGTATAGCTCCTCAAGTATGGAAACGATATGAAGGTGCTATTATTGAAGTTGGATTAGCTGCGATTGATAGTCCTGCTCGATATGCTAATAATATTTTTTGGTTGGGTAATGATAGAAATGGTGCTGTTGGTGTATTTTGTAATGAAGGATATAGCCCTAAGAGAATTTCAACAAGAGGTATAGAACAAATAATAAACCTAATGCCGAAATATGATGATTGTGTAGGATATGTTTACAGTCAATCTGGCCACACTTTTTATGTAATGCAGTTCCAAGCAGCTAAGAAAACACTTGTATATGATGTTGTAACTGGTGCTTGGCATGAACGAACATTTTTAGATAAGGATACTGGTGAATTAAGTTGTTGGAAAGGAATGTTCTCATATTATAATTGGTCAGAAAATATATTTGGGGATATGGATACTGATGCTTATTATTGGTTAGATCAGAAATACTATGTTAACGATGATCCGGATGGGCTTGACGTAAATTATATAAAATGTGTTAAAACTACTCCTATCTTGTGGGCTAATGGAAATAGAATCAGAGTTAACTCACTACAACCAATGCTACAACAAGGTATGGGTATGAATATGAATACTATTGCTGGTGTTGGTAAAGAACCTACAATACAAATAGCAATAAGTAGAGATTCAGGAAATAGCTATACAACAGAAAGAAGTGTGGGTATTGGTGCTATTGGTCAGTACGGATATAGGAGTCGTTTATTATCATGGGGTGTAGGAAGAAACTTAGTATTCAAACTTACATGCACAGATCCAGTAGAGTTGATTATTATTGGTCTTTTATCTGATGTAACAGCACTGGCAAACTAAGGAATATATGACAAAAAATACAAATAAAATAAACCCCATTCCAACAAAAGATGATATAATTGGAATGGATAAGAAATCAGTAAATCAACCTTGGGAATTATGGTTTAGAAAATTGTATGATGTTGTCCTTGGTATTTCAAATGTATATCAAGGAACTGTTTATGATATTTCTTCTACATCAGCAACACCAGTAGAAGGATTTAATTATTGTCTTGATGGTAATAGGTATTTTTTCAATTATAAAGGAACCGGAGATGTTGAAGTTGTTTTACCATTTCCTATTTTGTATGATGTTGAATATTCTTGGGGTTCATTCAGAAAAGGTCAAAGAAGAATCCAATTTCCAGTATATGAAGGCGGAATAACAATAAATGAGTGGTTCTTCCTAGATATAGATTAAATATAAAGTAAATAGTTAATATACACATAAGGAATAAAATTATGGCAAGTGTAGTTGAAGGTGCGGGAAAAGGTGCGGCGGTTGGTTCTGCTGCTGGTCCGTGGGGTGCTTTAGCTGGTGGTGTTATCGGGGCTGGTGCTACTCTATGGGGAAATGCTCAAGAACAAGAAGGCGCAGATAAAGCAAAAGCAGCATATGCAGAACAAGCGAATAAAGGAATTAACACTTTACAATCTGGACGTGCTGAAACTGTTAATAATTTCGATCCATATCTTAAAGCAGGGAAAGCAGGAGCAGAAGGAACAGTAGAAGGTATCCAAGGTAGAGTACAAGCTGACCAACCAACTACTACTAATGCTTCGCCTGGATTGGTTCTTTCTGACTATCTAAATCCATCTGCTGCTTATACTACTAGACTTGCCAATGATAGTATTCGTTCTCAGGCTTTAGCTGGTGGTGCTGCGGGTGGTGGTATGTTGAAAGCTTTGTCTGATAATGCTAATAAGATGGCTATGACAAATTATAATGAAGCTTTTAATCAGATGTTAGGAGCTGGTAAACTTAACTTCGATCAAGGTCAACAAATATATACTAATAAGACTGTTTACGATCAATCACAAATAGATAACAACCAAAGACTAATGAATACTGGTGTAACAGCTAATACAAGTTTGGGTAATATTTCTCAAGCGTATGACAAAGATATTAACACTGCTTATACTGATCTTGGTAATTCTATGGCTGGTGGGGATTATTTGAAAGGTAGAAGTGCTAATGCTGCGACACAACAATCAGGAAATCTATTAGCAAAGGGTTCACAAGATTTAATAGGTTCATATCTTTCTGGAGGAGATGAGTAATGGCTTGGTACAATCAATTACAAACAGCAACAACAGTAACACCATATAGTCCAGACGAAACAAGACAAAGGAACGCACAATCTAAATCTTTTGAAATCTCTAATAAAGGTGCTCAATTCAAACAGACTCAAGAACAAAATATGGATGCTGCTTTTACTAATTCTGTAGAACAAAAGAAAACTGTAGATCCAAAAACTGGTGCTGTTACTTATTCTCTTTACTTAGATCCAGACAAATATACTAAAGCTCTTTTTACACAATCTAAGAAAACTGGTGTACCTTTTAATATGGATGACGCTCAAGCTTTTTCAAAATACCAATTAGATAGACAAACAAAGATGAACGAAATGACAAGACAAGGAATTCAATCTTCACAATATGGACTTGTTCCTGAAGGTAAAGTTACTAAATCTGAAACACAAACTACAACTACTCCAGCACCAAAAGGAACAATTGGTGAAACAAGAAAAGATAAGAATGGAACTACTTGGACATTTGATGGAACTGGTTGGTATCATGAAACAACTGATGGAGGTTTCTAATGGCTAAAGTATATGGAACTCCTGATTTTGGTGATAGTTCAAGTACTGGTGTAAGTGAGAAATCTACAATAGTTGCTGCTGTACCTACTAGTAAAGAAGATGGGTCTGTTACTGTTACTGGCTCTGCTGGTGGGGTAAGTTCAAAAGCACCAGAAGCTAAAATGGTAGACTTGAAACCTTCTGAAACAACAAGAGTTTATGGTAATCCTGAATTTGAAGATACTATTACTACAAAAGAAGTAGCAATAGAACCAAAGGATATGTTTCAACACGCTTTAGCTGGGCATCTTCCTGGTCAAGCTACTACTGGTGTTGGTGGTGCTAAAAAATATTCCGCTGATTTAGAAGCTCTTTTCGATTGGAAGCCAGGTGTAGGAACGTCTTCTATTGGTTCAAATTATCAAGATTCATCCCAAAGAAATTACAAATTAGCTTTAGATGAAAAAATGCTATCATTAGGAGCAAAATCTACAAAAGATTTATTAGAACCAAAATATAATGAAGCATATACAAAAGTTATGGAAGGTAAAGGTGAACCAGTATATCCTGTAACACCAACACTTGAGAACGTGCAAAAATATAATCAAGATAAGGCTGATTACGATGCGAGGGTTGCTAGTGCTGATGCTGCTGGTCGTGCTGCTATTGTAGAAGAAAAGGCTAAATTACAAAAAGAAGCAGGTGAATTTGCTGATAGGATTGCTAAAGAAAATGAAAAAGTTATCGGCCCTAATGGTGAAATGTTATATGACCCTTCTAAACGTGCGGCTGCTAATAGTATCTTAAACAATAAAGTACAAATAGAAGCAGTCAATACACATCTAGCTAAAGCAAAAACATTACCAGAAATAGAAGCACAAATACCAGCACTTGCTATGGCTATGGCTATTGCTCGTAATCCAGAAGGTCAACCAACTGAATTTGCTATTAAAGAAACTAAAGGTATTGTCGATGCTATGATGCCTGAAGCAAGTTTAGAACATAAAGCAGAACTAATTCAATCATATGGTTTATGGCTTATTGCTCATTTAGGAGGTAAAGATCCTGGCCCTAACCCATTAACTATAGCATTACAAAAAACTGGGTATAATAATCCTGAACGCATCAAGACACGAATGCAAGAATATATGAAAGAAGTAGCAAAGATGAATGATGGTTCTGCTTCAAGATATATAAAAGGTTCAAAAAAAATAGAATTACCACCACCAGAAGCATACAAACCAGAAAATGTAGAAGCTAAAGATTTCGAAGATCCAAACAGTCCTAAGAAAGTTGATGCTATTATGGGTTCTTTAATGCGTTGGAATAAGATGTCATCATTAACACCAGACGAAATAAAGTTAGGTATTAAAGACCCAAATAAATCTGCTACTGGTGAGAATGAAGGTGTAGTAGCATTTCAAAGTTATCTAAAGAAGAAATTAGGTGCTGAATCGTATAATGTTACTGGTATTCCAAAAGATGAAGATATGGCTGCTTTACAAATCTTTCTAAAACAAAATCCTGGGATGAGTGCTAAAGATGTTATTTCTGAAGCTATAAGTCATAAGGGAGAGATGGATAAAGAAACAGAACCACTAACACCTAAGAAAGCAAATAAGAAAGCTGGTGGTAAAAAAGTTGAGAGAAGAAAAGCATCAGTGGCGGATTTTTAAATGAAGAAATATTACACAACAGATAAAAACGGTGAAGAAGTAGAAGTAGATAAAGAATTAGCCAAACAACTGGTGGCGAGTGGCAAAAGAAAACCAGAAGATTTTACTATTGAAGGAGAGGACGATAAAGAACCAGAATCCAAACAATCTCCAGTAGCAAATGATTTATATACAAAGGGGTTACAAGTTGGTTATTCTGGTCTTTCTAAGGATGAACAGGCTCAGTTAGACTATCAATACGCAAAGTCTGAAGCTTCTAAAACTATGTCAATTGAAGAAGTTCGTGCTAAGATGGATGCTAATGCTGCTATATCAAGAAAAATGGCAGAAGAAAATAAACCTGCGTCTGGCTTCTCTGGGTTTGTTACTGATGTTATTCCTGAAATGCCAAGAGCCGGATATCAAGCAGCAAAAGATATGATGGCTGGTATAGTTGGACCTTATGTTGGTGGTATAGAAACTCTTTATAAACATTACTTAGAACCACAAGCAAAAGATGTAAATGGTAAAGCTGTTGTTGAAGATAATGATTTAGAAACTAATATTAATAAAGCTATAGAGACTGGTTCAAAAGGAGAAGGTTTTACTGGCTTTATTTCTGAACCAACTAATCTAATACCAGGTCTACCAGTTGCAAGGTTCGGTAAAGGTGTTCCTGGTGTTATTGGCCGTGCTCTTGCTGAAGGTGGTAAGAATGCTGCTGTTACTGGTTTTGAAGATGTAATGAATGACCAAACAGAAAACATTGGAAGAGATATGGTATTAAGTGGTATTATTGGTTCTGTACTTGGTGGTGTTGGTTCTTCTTCAAAAGCTAAACAAAACGAACAAATTGAGAAAGCTTTAGCAACATTTCCTGGAGACAAATATTTCAGAACACAAGCGAATAAAGGTGCTGAACTATACGAACCAATGTCAGATGCTACAAAGATTGAGATATTAAAAGGTATACCAGGTGAAGGGAGTAAGGAAGATTGGATTAGATATTATGAAGATGTTTCTAGAAAGGCTCAAGATGGTTATAGTGCTGTAGACAAGATTGCTGAAACTTATAAAGATATCCCAAATTCAGAAATATCAATATCAAAATTAAAACAAGATATGATAGACAAGATGAATGCTGGTGTTGGTTCATATTCTAAAAAAGATGCTGAAAAGTTTGTAAATAGTAGACTTGAAGGATTTTTTGATAAGTATGGGAAAGATGGTAAAGTTCCAGTTCATAAATTAGGAGAAATAAAAGGAAAATTTACTGAAGATATTTTTGATCCTAAGTTTACAGTATCAGAAGGTACAAAAACAAAGAGAACTTTAGCAGGGAAAGCAGGAAGCACTATTGAAGAAATCCGTGAAAAACAAAAAGCGTATTTCCCAAAAGGTGTAGAAGTTGATCCGAGAGTAGGTGAGTATTTTAAAGATAGAGAAACTGGAGATATTCTTGGTAAATTTATAGAATCTCAAGGTCTATCTTATAATGATCTACTAAAACTACACTCACCTGAAACTGTAGAAATGTATAAACGCGCTAAGAATCTTGAATCTATCTTTCTACACCAACCAGAATTTACAGGATCACAAAGAACTGGTTCTGGAATATTAGGTAAGATTTTTGAAGGCGCTAAACATGAATATAAACCTTCTGGAGACGCTTATAAAGATCCAATTAAATTACTAAAGAAAGGTGAATCTAAAACCCCTGAGAATATCCAAAAAGGTGTGTCATTAGTTTCATTGGGTATTGGTAGACTTCTTGGTGATGTTTTAGGTAGATAATTTTAGACACAAAAAAAACCACAAATCGTAAAGAAATGTGGTTTTAATCTTCTACTATTTTCAAACTATTATATATGAGACCAAACAATAACAAAACCAATAAAACAAAAAACAATACCCCAAGCAGTTAGAAATGTTTTAGGATATTCTTTTGCCCATTCTCCACACTTATTTTCAAACCAAGTACCCATCTCAAGCAAAACAATAATCAAGGAAATAAACAAAACAATACCAAGAATACAAAAAAGAATAAAAAACATATCAAACCTCCACATTATACATTTTAAGAATTTCAGGATCAAACAAACATTTCTGAAAGACGGACAAATTTTCTAATCTTGCCTTGTGTTTGTTGTAGATTTCGATGTCATTTTCAGTATTATTTTGAAAGGGTTGATTATGTTGTTTTTTAATTTGTTCTATATTCTGGTATATTTCGGTTAATTCTTCTTTACAAAGTTGCATTAAATCACTATCCATATTAAACCTCTTAGTTATATTTACCCTTGACCTCGATAGACAAATAATAGCAAAGAATCGGTCAATCGTCAAGGGTCTAAGTGGTCGGCGGTGTTTCAAAAAGAGAGTATCGTGTCCATTATTAAAGCTTTCTACAGATGTTAAATATAGATTAAAAAGGAAATAGAAAATATGTCATCAGCTTATATCATGCCATTTGTACTCCCGAGACAATTTACTCTTGATGGTCGTCCGTTATCAGGTGGTATGTTATATTTCTATCAATCTGGAACTATGACACCGAAAGCTACATATGCTACACCAGATAAAGCAGTATTAAATTCAAATCCAGTTATATTAGATGCTTCAGGGTTTGCTCCGGTTTATCTCGATTTTGGTGCTTATAGGGTGATTGTTCAAGATAGTAATGGTGTACAAATCGAGCAACCTATGGACGGAATTACAGCTGGTGGTTCTGGTAGTTTTGGTGATACTGATACTTCTGTTTTTGCTGTTGGAACATATAATCAATTAAGAAGCCTACAAACCGAATATGATCTAGTATATGTTGCTGGTCGTTCTTTCGTAGCTGATGGTGGTGAAGGTTGGTTTTATCACGATCCAAATAGCCAACTTACTGATGATGATGGATATATTTTAACTTCTAATTCTGGAGCAACTAAGTATATCAGATTAAATCAAGAAGTAATAGATCCTCGTTTTTATGGAGTTGTATATGCGTCTGCTTCTACACAATACACACCATTTCTAAAAGCTCTTAATGCGTCTGTTCAATTTGGTTTACCTGTTGAAGTTAATGGTAATGTGTATATAAATCAGAATATTGTAGTTCCAGCTAAAGCGTTTATTTCTGTTTCTGAGAATGGATTTTTTACATCTACAGCCGGAATTAATATGACCTTTACTGCTACATCTAACTTTAAAGCGTTGGGTAGAGCATTTAATCAGACAGTACAACCAATTTTCGAGGCTAACACTGTCCAAAGCATATTATTTTCATGGATTGGTGCTACTGTTATTGAAGATCGTTGGGATAAGTTTTTGGCTTCTTCATCAACTATAACTTTGGAGCTTAATGAATCTGTAACATTATCAAACCCAAATCTTTCAATACCTAATAAATTTGTAGTGAGTAATGGTTGTGTAATTTCAGTTTCATCTTCTACCACAACTACTTCTATAAACATTCCAAATCTAGTTGTGAATAATAGTAAGATGTTTGATATCACGACTAGTACTACATTAACAAGTTTGAATATTGGAGACTATGTAAAACCTGAATTATTTGGTGCTGTAGGAAATGGTGTAGCTAATGATTTCTATCCAGTCAAGTATGCTATAGTGTCTGGTCAAGTGTATCTTCAAAGAGGCAAATCGTATAAAATAAGTGGTGGATTAGGTTCTATTGGTACTGTCATTATTACTGGTGGTGGTACTATGACTTTGGATAATACTGTATCTGCTTATTATTTGAAGTTGGTTAATATTGTTGTTCTTTATACTGGTTCGGGAAATTGGTTGACTGGTACTACATTTATTGCTCATATGTCGGCTTTTAGTAATGTTTATTCTGTTACAAATGTTAGTATTGATGGTTGTGAATATTTGGAAAGTACTAGATCTCCTGTTTATGATGGTTCTCCTTCTTTATACAATCCACACCTACCATTAATAAAGAACGCCCCAAGTCTATATACTGATTCTAACGGTAAGATTGGTGCTCGTTTATGGCAAGAAGGTAAGAGTTGGACAGTTACAAATTATGTCGGAAATACTCAATATTATAACAGTATCAAATATCTAAACAACACATGGATAATTGTAGGTAATAATGGTCTAATAAAAACAAGTACTGATATGATTAATTGGACTGTAAGAAATAGTGGAACAACTGTATTTTTATCTGATGTAGCTTGGAATGGAACTTATTATGTTGTTGTTGGTGATAGTTCTACATATCTCCGTTCAACAGATCTTATTACATGGACACCACAAGTTACAAGACCTACTACTAATGGTGTTCCTGTCTTTATATGTACTAATGGAACAAGATTCGTAACAACTGATAGATTTAATGGTCAAGTTGTTTCTTCTTCTGATGGATTGAATTGGACTTCTGTATATTCATTTGGTGGTTCTTCTGGTGGTATGGCTTCTTATGGTAATGGTATGTTTGTATGTGGAGGTAATAACGGTAATATAGCAATTTCATATAACGGAACTTCATTTGTTGCTAAGACTTGTCCTTCATCTCCACAATTCTACACTTCTTTTTATGATACTTTATATAGTCGTTGGGTAATGTTCTCTGCTGGTACTGTTGCAATATCTACTGATCCAAACACTAATACCTGGTACACTCAAGCTACTGGTCAAACTGAAACTATATATAATGCTTTAAGAGTCGGAAATACTATAGTTGCTGTTGGTGCTAATGGTAGAATAATGACAAGCGATACTGGAGCATATTGGACTAACCGTTTTTCAGGAACAAGTGCTTTTATGTATGGATTAGGTTCAAATGGTTATAATGTCTATGCGTCTGGTGCTTCTGAATTAATTATAAAAGCTGATTTGTAAAAAAGTGCTCAGATTAAATATATAATATGAACACACCTTACTTCCTACAACAATTCTTTGATAATACTGGCAAGCCTCTATCTGCTGGGAAACTATATACATTTACTGCTGGATCTACTACAATTCCTAAAGTTGTATATAATGACACGACACTATCTACACCAACATCTAATCCTATAATTTTAGATGCATCCGGAAGACCATCTCAATTCTTTATGGCTGATGGTGGATATAATTTCGTTCTCAAGGATAGTTTAGGACAATTGGTAGACTCTTGGGATTATCAATATGGTGTAGGTTCATCTGTTAATGGCTCTTCAGATCATAAAGTAGCAACAAGTCTAGACGATACAAACCCAGACTATCTAATATCTAAAATTGTTCCTGGTGATGGTATGGATGTTATTGAAGTAGTAGGAGCAACAAGACAATTAGAAGTATCGTCAAAAGGTCTAGTTAAGGTTTCTATGGGTGGTTCTGCTGGTTATTTGGAAGGAAAATTTAGTAGTTCTGATTCAATCTCATGGAATAGTAACGGACAATTTCTAACAGCTTCAGTAAATTCAAGTGTCACATCTGGTATTGGTAAGGTTAAGTCTACTTCTGCTGATACTAATGACTACCTATTTGACAAGTTCGTAGCTTCTAATACTGTTTCTCCAAGTTTAAGTCCAGATAACAAGCATATAAGTTTCGATGTTGACCTTGAGGCTGTTGTAGATAATAAGGTTAAACATAATTACTTTGACGACATTCCTGGTTATTTGAATACTAAGATTAAGGCTGGTGCTGGTATTACAATTACGTCTGCTTCTGATGATGTAAAT